GTCATACCGAACGCGCCCACACGACGGGCTGCGCCCAAGCCACCGGATACACCAGTGAGAAGCGTCGAGCCCAGAACGGCGGCTGTTTTGGCTCCACCGGACGCTTTCTCGTTTTTGCCTCCAGTGATGCCAGTAGCGAGTGTCTTGCCGATGTTGTAACCAGAGACCCACTTACCGGCCTCGAGCACTCCGCGACCTGCACCTTTAGCTGCTTGGCCTACTTGGACAGCTGCGCTTGGGCCTTCGGCTTTGGTGGCGGGGCCTTTGGAGCACTTTTCGCCTTGCGAAATGGAGCCTTTGCCGCACTTGAGGTCGAGGCGCTCAGCGGCATCGAGCCGGGCTCGGATGTAGGAGCGGCTGCGGCCTTGGATGCCGAGATCGCAAGCAGCGAGGTATTCCTGAGGGGTCAGGGCGTCATTGCGGTCCATCTTCTTGCCGCAGCTGCCGTCGCAGGACGCTTTGCCCTTGCGTCCACCGCAGCCACAGCCTTCGCCGTCCATCGGCTTTTTGCCGTACATGCCACCGTCCATGGGGGCTTTGGTGTGCTTGGCGCCCTTGGCGCTGCGCTTGCGGGAGTGGGGCTTGGCGGCATCCATTTCTTCGCCTTCCATGCCCTCTTCCTCTTCACCCTCGGGCTTGATTTCGATCTCGATGGAGGGTTTCTTGCTCTTATCGGCGCGGCCTTCGCGGTAGGCGGTGGGCTTCTTGGCGGTGGAAGCGGCCATAGCTATGGGGCGCGTCCGCCCGGTTCGTGATAGGCCAGTGTAAGAACCTGTTCCTGACTAGGACACAGGAACAGGCGCGATTTGCTCGAAGACGGCGGCCTTGTTGAGGGAAACGGGCTGGTCCCCTAAGCGCTTAACCGCTTGCGCGACCTCGCTTTTATGCGCTTTTCGCATATCGGCATAATCCGGGTCCATTGAGGCGATGTCAGCGTCCCAAGGTGCTAGGTAACAACGGCATCTAGGGTGTAGAGGGACACGAATATCTTGCCTACGGTAGATGTTGCCCGCTCTCGGGGCGCAGATGGGGCAGGCGCGGTCATCAGCGGTGGCGTAATACATAACAAGTTCTATGCCTTGTGCTGCGTAGTACGTATTAGAGGCGTCGTTGTAGGCACGAAGCGATTCGGTGCGCACAATCGCTTCAGCGCGGGACTTCACCACACCGAGGCGGGAGCGCAGGTCCTGGACCATGGCGTCGGTGGGGCGGCCTTCGGCTACACCCTGGGCGATCGTTGCGGCTGATGTGGCCGCAAAGCGCTCACCGTGTTTGCGGAGGTAGCCCTTGGCTTGAGCCGCAGCGGCCGCGGTTGCTTCAAGCGGGATCGAAACGTCGACGCGGGGGCCGGGCTTGACCTGATCACCGAGCTCGGTTGCCACGGTGACTCCGTATCGGGCAGCGGTTTGCAGTAGGAGACGGAGGATCCGGTCGTAGGCATCGATGCGATCCGGGCGGAAGACAGGAATGAGCTGACGGAACTCCTGCAGCAGCGCCAAGTTGCGTTGGGCGGGGTCGGTGTAGCCCGCCTTCATGTGGATACGAGCTCGTCGCACCAGTCGGTGGAACCCAGCGTCTAAAGCACGATCCAACATGAGGACGGTGTCGTCCTCGAGAGTGCGGAGGAGGTCGTTGTACCTCTCGACCAGCTTCATGCGGCGAGCTTCTCGCTCATGAGGAGGTGGGTTGCGGAGCGGACGGCATCAAGAGCGTCGCCGCGAGAGCGACGGAAACGTTCAGCCGCCGATTGGGTGTCACCACCTCGAATCAGTGCGGCGATGTAGTCCTCCTGTGCTTCAGGGATTGCAGTTAGCTTGCCCTGATTCTTGAGAGCGTACATTTCCCCGCCACGAAGCCCATTAAGCTCACGGAATTTGAAGCGTTTGTAGATAGAAGCACGCTTTTTACCAAGGCCATCGTCTTTGAATGGCTTGTTGAATAGAACAGCATTCTCTGGTAGTTGAGCTAGCTGGTCGTCAAACATTGTCTTGACTTGCTTCGATACGGCGAGGGACTGCGCTTTGGATACGTCTGCTTTCTGAGAGAAGCTGAGATCAGTCTGGAAGGCGACTCCATACTTGGGGAATTGACCAGCTGCTCCCTTTCGCTCAGATACAAAGGTCACGAGGGTGTCATCAACAGAGCCAATGCTTAGTACGTGACCTGTCTTGGGATTGACAAGAGTACTGAAGTTGTTGTCGTTATCAATACTGCGGACTTCCATGCCTTGCATGTCCGCGGATATGCGTGCTAAGCCTACTTTGGCTTTCCCTAACAGCTTGCTGGCTGGTTGCTGCCATTGTTTAGGGAGCTTGCTAAGGCCCTGGCGCACATCTTTCTCAGACATTCGCTTGATGGCCTGGTCCATGTAACGGGCACCACCCGTGTACGCAGTGATGCTTCGACGATTTTTGTAGGCTGCGCGGCCGGCTAAGGCAACTCCAGCCACAGCTCCAGCAGCAAGCGCACCCTTGGCCAGGTTGCTCTTTAGATCACTACCACCGGCTTTGATGTGGCACGTCGCTGATTGCGGAATGCAGATCTTGCCGCATTGCTGTGTCCCAGGTGCGCAGGTAACACCGGGCTCGGCTGCCCCTTTAGCGCGTTGCGCAGCTTCGCGCGATTGTGCTGGAGTAGGTTTGCTGCATTTCTTGTTCTCAGCGATACCCGATTTGCCGCAGCGCTTGTCGAGGCGGTTCTGTGTCTCGAGATACGCCCGAACACGTAGTGGCAGTTGTGAGCTTGTTTCTACATCTTCCCTCTCATCGTTCTTAGCCTGCATGCGCTCGTAAGCAGCTTGAGCGGCCTCTCTCGTGGCGTAGCGAGGCGAACCATCTGGATTTTTCTGCCTCATCATGGAGGCGATTGCTTGCGCTGCGGAGCGACGACGAGCGGGGCGTGGAGTGCTGCTCTCTCCGGAAGCCGCCCTCGGTTGAGAGCTACGTGCTGTCCTAGGTGCGGCTTGAACACCTGAAGACGCACCTCTGAAGTCTTGAGTGGCTTGAAGAATGGCAAATGCTTCTTCAGTTGATTGCACACGAGTACCACTAATTTCTTCTGCTGCTGCTCGGGCAATTCGATCTGGAACGATAAATGAGCTAGTTTTCTTTTGAAAACCCTGTGTATGATAATGTGCAAGCAAATACAATTCTTCGTGGCCTTTGCCTCGGCTTTCCTTGATGGCGGCGTTGCCGGTGCGCATCATTGTCCGCACTCGAATGGCATCCGCATCACCCATGAACTCGCTATAGCCTTTTGCCTTAAAGGCAGGGTCGATTAAGCTGGCACCAGCCGTCTCGTCTAAGATCTTGCCGATTTCTTTGAATTCGTTGTCATAAAAGTCTACGGTTTTCTTGTAGATCTTAGATGCGTAGGATCCGGGGGTGCTTGTCAGCACACTCTCGATATGTTCAGAGGTGCTCTTGCGTACTGCATCGTCTACTATGCCGTCGGTTAAGCGACGTCTAAAGCCCGCATACGCACTCGGGTCAATATCTAGCTCCCCTCTAACAGTGCGCATTTTGAAGCCTTGCTGTTGCGCAAGCTGGACGTAATCACTCCGCTCGCGGCTTATAGATGCGGCTATGCGATCCTTAATAAATGCCGGAGACTCTAAATCACGTCCGCTCAATCCCCATTGCTGTGCTAAGAACTTCTGTGCAGAAGGTTCTGCATAAATGCTTCTCTTGATGGCTTTGTCACCTACTCCTTCTACTGTCGCTGCTTTCCAAAATGCTCCGCGATGCTTTTGGTTCCAGTCATAAAAGCTGAGAGGCTCACTTCCTGTTGAAGGGGACCATACTGCGTTATCTACTTTGTCTAAATCCGCCTTTAGCTTATTACGGCCTTTCATCCATCGGTCTTCGATGGTGGTGTTCAGTATCCGCTCTCGGGGTGATAGGCCGGCTTCTACAGCAAAAGCGCGCTCTCGGGCGCCTGTAGCGGCCACCCGGGATGTGGCTGTGGTGCGAGTTGTGCGACGCTGCTGGCCTAGCCCAGGAATAACGTCGAGTACAGCACTGACGCCATCACGCGCGGCTTCGTTGATACGCCTGCCAACTCCATACTTGTAGCTATTGGTGCGCATGAGAATAGCGTGTGCACCTAAAGCTCCCCCTACTACAGCGAGGCTTATCCCAATAAGTCTAGATTTTTCTTCTAGGTTTGCTTGCAGCTCTTTCTTTTGCTGAATGTTGCCAGGAGCTACTTTTACGGCTCCACGAATGATAGCTCGTTTGCCTCCTTCAATTTCAGAGAAGTTACCTTTAGGTAAGCCCTTCGTAATACGTGTGATACCTCGCTGGATGTTGGCGAGTCCTCCCAGTGGGTCTGTCTTCACCGCTCTCAGGTGCGGATCAGCTCCCTGGCCCTTCAAGCGGCAGTCCCAGTCCGGTGGGATGCAACGTCCTCCGCACTGGACATTGGGCGGTGTGCATTGCACCGTCCGACGAGTCTTGCCACCACGAAAATCCAGTCGCTCACGAGCGGCGAGGTAGGCCGCGGTGCGGACGGTCTCGAGAGAAGGATTGCTCATTAGTACTGCTCCCAGCCGGCGCGGAGGGCTTCTGCTTCGCCCTCGGATACAGGGGAGAGCCCTGCCACAGTCTGCCGCGGGTAGAAGGATGCGATTGCACGTTGTGCGGCTTTCACGCTGCGAAATCCGATGGCGTAAGGACCGGCGATCAGTTCTCCCTGACGGTCAAAGCGCGCTCGATACAGCTTGCGTCCGTAAGAGCGATGTGGGCCTACAACAAATAGCGATGCATTCTCTGTGGTATCAATTCGCTGCCCGTCGGGTGCAATCAAGTGGCCGATCCGGTTGCCATCCCGCTCACCCGTGACGCGGATTCGGTATCCATGCGCCTGGTAGGTGTCAAGGGCGTCGAGGTTCTGCTGACCCTCCGGAAGAATCGGAGCCTCCCCTTCAGGCGGCGCAGTCTCGTCCAAGGGAGCGCCTGGCTCTTGGGGACCGGAAGCCATGGCCTGAGCTTGAGCCTCCATATTCATCATTTGCATCTGGAAGTCTGATTCAGCTTTTACCCGCATCTGTTCGCTAAACTCTTCGTCGAGTGTGGTCTCTATGCTGTATTCCGTACCGCCAAAACGTGCTGCTCGTATCTCAATGGGATTTAGAACACCCATATTTACGTACTGCGAATCGACGGAGGCCATCTTTGCTCTTAAATCTGCTTTTTCACTTGCTGTCTCTGTGAAAACACTCGGGAATTCGACGCTCCACTTCTGAGGGGGCCGCCCTCGGGTTGGTCCTTCGCGCGAGGCGAGGATGTAGGTGAAGACTTCGGTCACCGCCGTTCGGCAGTAGAGCTCCTGCCACTGCTCGACGAGCGTTGCCCAGACGCGCTCCTCGAAGCGCCCCTCTTTGCCCAGGCCCCCGGGGGAGTCGCCCATGAGGATCGAGGCGGGCCAGCCGGTCGCTGCTTGCAGATCCTTCACGAAGGGATCGGTCGCCGAGGCGATGTTGCTGAGTGCGCGGTTGAGGAAGCTCAGTTCCTCTTCGGTGTCCACCACCATCCCGCCATAGACCGAGCGGCTGAGGTTGTTGGCTTCGAGGCGCTTGCGCAGGTCGCTTTCGTTGCCGGAAGCGATGCGGTTGAAAAGACCGGGGATCTTGTGAACGAACAGGTCCGAGTCGGTGGTCATCGACTCCAGGCCCGACATCGCGGTCTCGTAGCGCTTGTACGCCTCCCACACGAGCTGGAGCACCGGCAGGCCCCACCCGGTGTTGCGCACTCGGACGTTCCAGGGGAGGTAAAGCCCGTCGAAGCGCGCTACGCGGGATGAGTGTATGCGCACATTGACATATTGCCCTTGTTGCTCGGGTGTGAGCCGCTGCGCCGTGGTGATCCGGTAGTGCGAGGGCTTGGTGTAATCGGTGATCGAGAAGTCTTCCGGAATCAGCTCCCAGCGGGAGAGGGGGACATAGCCCCGGACAGCGCGGATGCGTGCGACGTCGACTGGCTCCTCCGGAGGGAGGCCGTCATCGATGAGGAGCACCAGGCCGGCGCCGCCGTAGAGGCGCTGAAGCTTGACGACCTCGGCGAAGGCGTGGTGGAAC